GCGGCGGCGCTGCGTCCAGCTTCTGCCGCACGTCCTCAGACGCCTGCTCGGCGGCGATACGCAGTTCTGCGATGTCCTCCAGGCGCAGAGTGTCGTCGTGGGACAGGGCTGCATGGTGCGGATCGGAGGCCAGCCAGGTGGCGGTGGCCGGCGACAGCCGGGTGACATCGGGCGTATCCAGGCTCAGAGCCGCCGGTGGGATCGACCGCAGGGCCTCCAACGACAGGCCGGTTCGCTGTTGAGCGCCGGCCAGGCGGGCTTCGCCATCGGCCGTCAGCCCCAATTCGCGGCTGACCGCCAGGTTCTGCTTGATGGCCTGGGCGCGATCGCGCAGTTCGCGGCTCCGGTTGCTACCGGGCTCGACCGCCGGCTCTGGCGTCGGCTCCGGGTCGACCGGGATGACCGGCATGGGGCGGTCGTGCTCCATGGCTCAGAAATCTTCCCGAATGAAGGACGTACTTCCACCGGCTCCACCTCGACGCTTGGTGTCCAGGCCCCGGAACAGGACATCCTTGAGCGGCAGTGCCTGACCCTCGACGATCGGCGTCGGCAGCCCCAGGCCCCCTTGCTCCACCGGCGCGTACTTGCGGAAGCGGCGCAGCACCGTCTTGTCGCCGTCGATTGGCAGGCCGTTGTCGTTGAACATCTGCGCCAGCGCCAACTCCTCGGTATCGGAGAGGTTCGGCAGCCACTGGTCGGCTACGTCGCGGTTCTTGGCATCCAGGAAGGTCTTGTCGCGCCATTCGCCCCGCACGGAGCCCTTGAGCAGCAGCGGCGCCAGGGCCTTGCGCACAGCCTCGTCGGTGACCGGCTTGCCGGGCTCCAGGCGACCCCTGATCTCCTCGAACAGGTTGGGGTAGTCGTCGATCACGTCTTCCAAGGCGTCGCCGGTCAGCGCCTTGACCACGCCGCTCACCTGGGCGCGCTTGAGTTCGCCCTCCTGGCCCCGCTGGTCGAAATATTCCAGGGCTTGCTTGAGTTGCCCGGTGGTCATGCCGTGCTCGGCGGCCTGGGCGTAGATCCACGGCTTGCTCACCGGCAGCACGGCGCCGGTGTTGGGATCCTGGAGCCGGCCGATGTCGATCGCCTGCCGTACCGCATCCAGCGCCGCGATGTTGGCCGAGCCCTCCTTGAACTCCGGCGGCGCCGTCATTTCCTGGACCGATCGCTCGATGCCCCGTCGTTGCGCCGGCAGCAGGTTGTCCCACAGCCCCGGCGGGATCACGCGCATATCGCCGCCGTTCTCCTCCAGGACGGTCATGATCTCGTTGGCGGCCTCCTCGCGGAACTGGTTGCGGTCCTGCTCGCGACGAGCGAAGGCCTGCCGGACGTGCTGCTCCGCGGCTGCACGGGCGCCCGGCTCCAGATCCATGGCGCGGATCTCCTGCATCGCCAGGCCGACGCCGAAGCCCTCATCGTGCTTGTCGAGCATGTCGTCGGCGATGCGCTGGGCGGTGCCCAACTGGTTGCCGCGTCGGATCATGTCCTGGGCCTTATCGCGCTGCCCACCTTGAGTCAGGATGTCGTCGCCGAAGCGGTCGAAGTAGGCCTGGGCCTCACGATCCTGGCCGGCGCTGACCATGCGGCTGATCACGCCGATATGGGTGGCGCTGGCGGCATGCTGGGTCTTCAGCTTGACCCAATCGCCGGGCAGGCCGTTGCGGTCGGCCTGGGCGATGATCGCCGCCCGCTGGATGTCGATCTCGTCGAGCACCCGCTCGGGGTCGGTGTAGTTGAACGCCGCCGCCTCCTGGGCATTGGCTATCACCGCCTCCACCGTCTGGGCCTCGTGGCGCTGGATCTCCTGGCCGACGTGGCGCTGCAGGGTGCGGTCGATGCCCTGGCGCTGACCGGCCGCCAGTTCCTGGAACGACTGCCGCAGGCGCTCGCTGCCCAGGCCCTGCGACAGTTCACCAACGAAGGTGTCGTAGTCGCCCAGCACCTGGTCAGGCAGACCGAAGGCGTCCTCGCCGCGGGCGTTCAATGCGCCGTTCTGCGCGTCGTAGAGCCGCCGGTTCTCGAACTCGCCGAGCTTCCGCTTGAGGTCGAACAGGCGAACCTGCTCGGCCTTGCGCTGCTCGTCCTGGTGGATCTCCAGCGCTACGTCACCAGCGCGCTGGACCTCGCGGCCCAGGCCGGCGCCCATGGCCTCGGGGCTGGCGGTAGCGGTGCGGCGCACGCCCGGCAGAGGCGCGTCGCGGACCTGGCGGCTGACGATCGGAACCTTCGCCATCAGCCTCTCCCTGCCGAGCTGTACGGTTGCACTAGACCGGCGGCGTAGATGCCGTCCGCGCCACTGAACGTGCTGCGGCCTCGGTCCCGACCGAAGATGTCTCGTCCGTGGCTCCGGGAGATGACGCCGGTGCCGGTTCCCAGTAGGGTCGACATGGCGCGGTTGCGACCCTCGGCGCGGGCGATGTCGCCCCGCAGGCGCTGGTCACCCGCTTGCACCCGGTAGCCCCAGGCCTCACGCCGGGCGTTGTTGCGGATGGTCAGGGCGTCGAGTTCTCCGAGCGCCGCGGTGTCCTCCTGGATCCGCAGGGCCGTGCCGCTGTCGATCTCGATGCCCTGGGCCGCCAGGCTGGTGCGCTGGGCACCGATCAGCACGTCGGTCTGCCGCCGGAACAACCGCTCGTCGTCGCGCCCGCGCAGAATGGCATCCTCGGCCTGCAGGTCGGCGATGCGCGCGTTGTGCTTGGCCTGGATCTGATTGAACTTGCCGGCGGCATTCTCCGACATCGCGCTGGACACGCCGCCGATGGCGAAGGTGCTGATGGCTGCGGTCGCTCCCATGACTACTTCCTCGCCACCTCGCCGGCGGGCGCGACGGCGAGCACGGTCAGTGGCAGCGGGTCGGACTGGCGAACGAAGACCCGGCCACCCTTGGTCCAGGTCGATTGCAGACGCACCGAGATGGCGCCGGTCTCGGCCTCGATCGGCTCGCCCCAGCCCTCGGTGTCGCGTTGCTTGGCCTCGGTCAGGTGATCCGCGTCCGGACCCACGAAGATGCCGCGGCTCTCCTCGACCCGCAGCGTTGCCTTGGTCACCAGCTTCTTCTTGTCCACCAGGGTCTCGCCCTGGGGGTTGCTGATGTCGAGGGTCTCCAGGTCGGCCTCGATCGGCAGCCCGGCGTGGATCACCGAATAGGTGTTGTCCAGGGTCACCGATCCGCCGGATACGGTCACCTGCGGCACCACGTTGCCGTCGCCCAGCACGCTGATCGTCTCGCCCTCGAGGTGGTCCAGGCCGTCGAGTTCATCGACCGCCTTGGACCAGTCGTCCGTGGCGGTGTCCTGCAGGGCATCGGGCACCGTCTTGTTGGCCCGGACCGTCACCTCCGTAGCGCTGGTGTAGGCGGTGATCGTGCATTTCACCGTGTCGTCGCCGATGGTCAGCACGTAGGCATTGCCCACGTCGCCGGCCACGAACTCGCTGGCGCTGCTGGTGAGGGTCAGATCCTCGGTGTGCAGCCAATCGGTGCCGCCCGAAAGGGTCATGGTGGTGGCTGCGGTGTTGCGGCCGTCGTAGCTGAGCCCTGAGTCCACAAAGAAGGCGTCAACCGCCAAGTCGTCGATCTCGCGCGAATGCAGGCGCTCGATGTAGCGCTTGGTGGCGCCGTCGATCGTGCGCTTGACCACCACGTAGACCGCGTCCTCAGTGCCCTCGGGTACGACCGTGACCTGCTCGAAGACCCCGGAGGCGCCGGTATCGTGCCGGTGCCAGCCCCAGACCTCATGCTCGGGCATATAGGTCAGGCCGAGCAGGGTGCCGTCCGAGCGCACCGCCCACACGATCGAGTGATGGTTCTCGGAGTAGTCCCAGGACTCGATGGTGTAGCCGCGGAACAGGTGGCTGGCCCAAATGGTCAGGTCGTTGCCGCCGTAGGCGTTGTCCTCGAAGCTGAAGCGCAGATCGCGCACCACCGAGCGGCCTCGCTGCAGGTAGATGGCGGTCCGGCCGATGGTCAGCGGCGGCAGCGCACTCGATCCCTGGGCGCCCGCCTGCTGCTTGGCGTTGACCGCCGCCGGCCGCAGCACCCCGTCGGCATCGCCATTGATCGCCTGGACGCCGCCCGAGGTCAGCACCAGCAGTTTATCGAGTTCCAGCAGGTGCCGGATCTCGTTCACCTGCCGCCCGGCCAGGGTGAATATGATTGCGTCATCATCCTGCAGCGGTGACCGGTAATTGAAGTTCTTGAAGTTCGCCGTCTGCGAGCACCAGACCCGCTCGGGGTCGTTGTTCGACCGGGCGAAGATCTGGCGCTGCTGCGAGTAGCTGACCACGCCGGGGTAGTTGTCGGTGCTGCCGAACAGCGTCCGGCTGACCGGGAAGCTGACCTCCGCGTTCGGCTCGTAGCCGGTGTCGCTGAAATCGGTATCGCGAACCGTGCCGATGTAGCCGTAAGGGCCGTTGGTGCCGATGCGCTTGTAGACGTTGTACTCCACCGCATCGGTGACCGAATCCCAGGTCAGGGCGATAGGCACAGCGCTGGTCGGCGCATCCTTGGCGATCGTGTCCTCGGTCGCCGGCTCGCTCTCCTCCAGCGTGTCCTCTTTGACCGCCGTCACCCGATAGCCGAAGTTGATCGACGATCCGGCGCCGCCCGATGCCACCAGGTTTCCCGGCGCAGCAATGGACGGCGCGAACACGATCGCGGTCAGCGTCCACGTGGTGTGCCCGGTGCGGGCCAGGTTCCGCGGCGGATGGCCGGGATGGCAGATGGTGATGATGTCGCCGGATTGGACGAAGTAGAGATCGTCCAGGTCGCTGGTGCTGTAGGGCGTCGGGATCTCGTAGACGTCGCCGGTGAGCGCGTGCCACTTCCCGGCCGCCAGGTCGGTGGCGAAGGTGCCAGACGTGTGGGCCTCTTCGCAGTAGTAATTGGTGCCGGCCTCGACCACCAGGTCGCCGACTACGTAGGCCGTGCTGGTCTGCCAGGCGCTGACCCCCGAGACCTCGATCTGAGCGGCATTGCGGATGAAACGCAGATACTCGTCGCCGAACTCGAGCACATAGGTCTGATCATCGTTGAAGACGAACTTGTGCAGGCGCACCTCGGCGTCGCTGTCCTTCACCTCGACCACGAACTCGGTGCCGGGCCGGTTCTGCGCCCCGCCCTCCTTGCGCACCCAGAAGTTGCGGCAGGTCGCCAGGCCGGACTGGAACTTGGCCTGGTCGGAGCGGCCATGCAGCGCTGGGGCGACCTCGCCGCCGGCGAACGACCTCTGAATCATGGTCTGAGCCACGTCAGTCCCTGGCCCTGACCGCCGACGAATCCGGCAGCGGGTCGGGCTGTTCGCCGTGCAGGTCGTTGACCTCGGCCTCGACCAGCGCCTGGCGGTACATCTCCAGGGCGCTGTCGCGCAGGTGTCGGCTGGCCTCCAGTTCGAAGGCGATCTCGGAGGCCAGCCGCCAGGCCAGGGCCGAGGCGAAGGACGCCGACCACCACTGCGGGTCGGTGACCTCCTCGGTGTAGAACAGGGTCGCCGTCTCCTCGTTGGTGAAGATCAGCCGGCCGCTGGAGTCGTGGCCGATCGAGAACGGCGGCGGATCGGGATCCGGCCGCACGCCCGAGACGATCCGCAGCGGCTTGAGGCACTTCACCGGCCAGCGGTAGGAGTAGTCCCAATCCGCGTTGGGGGTCTCTGCTACCAGGCCCAACGAGGCGTAGCGGTTGGCGAAGCCCCAAGGGAAGGCCTCGAGCACGACGTTGCGCATGGGCTCGAAATGCACGTCGCAGGCCCGCGCCTCCTGGCTGGCCTCGTCGAGCGCGCTGATGCGCTGACCGGCGCCGATCCGGCTGAGAGCCATGTTCGAAATCTGCACCTCGGAGAAGGCCATCAGGCATCCTCACCCGGGTAGAGCGATGTGGCCAGGTCGCGCTTCGCCTTCTCCGATTCCACGCCCATCTCGGTGATCTGCAGATCCACCGAGCGGCTTTCGTGGTCGTCGCTCTCGTGCTGGCTCACGCCCTTCACCTCGGCACGGGCCACCAGCAGCATCTTGGTGCCCACCGCCGGCAAGCCGTCGATGCCCAGCTTGTCCAGGGTCTCCTTGTCCAGGGTCAGCCGCAGGCCCCAGGGGTAGGACTCCTCGGCCATGGCCGGCTCAGCCATCTCCTTCCGCTCGGACTTGGTGAGCTTCATGCTGCTGAGTTCCGGCACGTCGTCCTCCTCACAAAAAAGGGCGGGCGTGAAGCCCGCCCTTGTGGTGGCCGTCAGGGACTGCGTAGCTCCCTCAGCCGTTTTCCTTCTCCAGCATCAGCCTCACCTGCTCCAGCATTCCCGGCAGGTTCTCGGCCGTGATCTGCGGCAGGCCCACCAGCCGGTCGGGATCGCCCTTGGCGACCTCGGCGAACTGGTGCAGATCGGTGACGCCGGCCGCCATCAGGGCGTTGCGGGTCTCCTCGCCAACGCCCTTGATGCGCTCGAGCACGTGCTTCTGACCGGGGCCCCGGCTGACCTGGGGCGGACGCTTGGGAGCATCCTTCTCGGTCGACTGGCGCTTGGCCGGGCCCTTGCCGTCGAGCCGCTCCATCCACCTGCCCAGCTGCGACTCGTCACGGATGGTGAACTCGTCGCCCTCCTGGCGGATGACTCGGCCATACAGGCCCTTCTTGGTCGCACGTACTCGAATGCCCATGGTGCTGCTCCTCTGGGGTGGCTCAGGCCGTCACGCTTACAGCGCGTCGGCGTGGGCCTTCCAGTTCTGCGGGTTCTTGGTCAGGAAGGCGGAGAACTCGCCGTCGGTGAGATCGTTGGTCACCACCCGGTAGTTCAGCCGCACGTAGCGCTCCAGGTCGTGCGGCAGCGCGAACACGCGCTGATAGCCCGCGACCAGGGTCGCCTTGGCGATTTCCTCGGAGAGCGCGATCTGCGTCGCCGAACTCATCGCCGCGGCGTCGTCGGTCTCGAGTTCCAGCTGCATGCTGGAGGCGCCGCCCGAGGCCAGCGCCGTCTCGTCGACCTGGAAGACCAGGTAGATCGGCTCGCCGTCGCCGGCGTTGTCCGCGCCCAGATCGATGACGTTGGTGGAAGCGTTGTCTCCGGTGGAGAAGGAACTGGCGTCCTGACCGTCGGAGAACTCGTTTTCTGCGTCGACCCACATGATGGGTACTCCTTGTGATTGAGTTCTGAAGGGGTGTCCTTACCGCACTGGTCAGGATCAGGTGATCTGGCTCTCCGTGCCCAGCAGCGCGTCGAGTCGGCGCACGGGCACCTCGTCGAACATGACGGCCCGCTTGCCGGCCACCTCGCCGATGGACAGGTTGACGTTGGTCGAGTTGCGGATCTGCCGGCGCAGGAAGCTGCGGATGGTCCGGCTGACGTAGAACGCCGGCCGCACCCCGCTGAGGCTGTGGATCAGCTCCAGCGCCTGGATCAGCGCGTCGATCAGGTCCGCGCCCGAGGCCGCGTCCTTGGTCAGGTCCGAGACGTCGATGTTGCGGATCGCCACGACGTAGCGCCAGTCCATGACCGACATGCCGAGATCCCACTCGTAGTGCGAGCGGTAACCCTCGTACTTCCGGCCGGCGGAGTCTTCCAGGGTGACCTGACCGAGATCCTCGTGCTTGAGGCCGCCCTGCGCGCCCTTCGGGTAGAAGAACGTCACCGTCTCCGGACTCCACCCGATCAGGTAGATCGAGGTGTTGTTCGAGCCGCTGCCGCTCATGTCGATCACGTTGTCGGCGTTGGCGGCCGAGAGATCGTCGAAGCGCGGGCTGATGCCCAGGAACTTCTCCGGATCGGTGTCGGTGTCGCCGTAGACGAAGGTGTCGACCACCTCCTGGTTCATGGCCTCGATGAAGGCCTTGTCTTCCGAGGCGCGGAAGGCCGCGACGTTGCCGCCCAGGTTGGCCAGCTTCTTGTCGACCTCGGCGTAGCCCTCGAGCATGCCGGCGTCGTCGTCGATCTGCACGCGGCTGCTCTTGGACGGGGTCACGCCCTTGTTCAGCTTGCGCCAGGCGAGGGAGGGAAGGCCGCCGCGCTGGGTGCTGCGGTGCCCGGTCTCGAGGTTCCCCTCGATCACGGTCGCCTCTTCCCAGAGTTCGTTGCGCTCGGCGAGGACGTCGCTCAGAGTCGGGTTGCCATCTCCGATGGTTGCCATGGTGGGTGCCTTTCAGCGATCAGGATTGGTACTTGTCACCGTAGAGCCGCTTTTCGAACGTCTTCGGACCGCCGCTGGGAGCGTTGCCGGTGAGCAACTGGTCCCCGGCCATGGCCTTGCCGATACGGGCGAGCACCTTGACCACACGCGGGTTCGATCCGTATCCGTTCGAGTTCAGCAGCTCCAGCAGGCCCTGGTCGGCATCATCGAAGCGCTTCAACACGCTCTTGGCGTGCTCCAGCGACTCGTCGAGGTGATCGCCGCCGAATTCCTTGTCGGCCGACAATTCCTCTTCCCAGGCCTGGACCTGCTCCTGTTGCTTCACTTGTGTGGCTTCGACGAAGGACTGCACCGTGGCGTTGTCGCGCTCGAGCAGCTTCTGGGCCTGCTCGTTGGAGAGCCCGAGTTCCTTGGCGAACTCGGTGGCGCCCTCCAGCGCCTTCGCGTCCAGGAGCGCGTTCTCGGGCAGCTTCAGGTCGTAGGATTCGGGGACTGCGGGCTCATCGCCCGTGCCCTTCTCCTTGCCCTTGCCGGCCTCATCGCCCTGGTCGCCCGGTTGGTCCTTGCCGTCGTCGCCCTTGGGCGGAACAGCAGGCGCGGAGCCCTTGCCATCGACAACCGGCTCGGGCGACGCGCCCTTACCAGCCTCCGGTTCGGCTCCGCTCTGCACGGCGGTATCGCTGCCGGGTTCGGTGGCACCCTGACCGGCTTGCGTTTGCTGTGCGGAATCAGACATATTGCGGCGATTATGCGCATGCGGGCGCGAAAGTGCAACATCCGCTTGCGACTGCTGCGCTTTTGTCAGCGGTCGGCGTCGATCGCTTCCAGGCACATCGACGGGAACGCGCGCGGATCGACCTCTTCGATCTCCGCCAGGAGCTGCAGGCCGATCGACCGGGCGCCCTCATTGAAGTGCGTGTCGGCGTTGCCGGTGTAGCTCTGCCGCAACAGGCCGGTGCGCTCGAACAGCCGCAGCAGGAAGCGCCGACCCTGGCCGTTGGCCAGCATGAACTTGAGATCTGCCTCAGCCTGCTGCTTGGCCAGGCGATCGGCTTCCTTGGTCTCCGCGATCTGCTGGGGATCGGCGGCGTTCTGGGGGCGGTGTTTGCTCACAGCGCCAGTGCCTCGGCCAAGAGCACGTCGGGGTCCAGTTCCTCGTTCCATTCCGTCATGTCCGGCCCCTTGCCGTTGTGGCCGGAGAAGCGGACCATGCCGGCCAGTTCGCGCTGCTCAGCTTGGTCGTCGGTGATGGTGACGGATTCCACCGTGCTGTTGGCGTCGATGGGATCGACCGCGGTTTGCCAGGCAGCAATGGTGGCGGAAGCCGAGCCGGATTGCCGCATGTCGTAGGCGTCGCTGTCGTAGGTGTTGTTGTCCGATCCGGCAGCCACCTCGCTGTTGGCGTCGGTGCGGATGCCCACTCGCGATGCGTTGGTCGATGTTGACACAAACAGGCAATCGTTCAGCTTCACCGAACTCCCGGCGAGGCCGTGTGAGTAGATACCAGTTGGCGCCCCATTCGTCTGAGCGCCAATGGTGCCTATCGCCACATTTTCAAGGACTACGTTGAGCAGTCCTGCGTTGTGAGACAGAGCCGTCTTTCCGGTTACCCGGCTTCCGGTGAATATGCTGTTTCGAATGGTTCCAGTAGCGGCCTGACTCTGCGCCAAGCTGGTTGCTAGACTCGGAGCGATGATTGAATCATCGTGGCCGTACGCGCGCATATCGTCAATATCGAGCACGGCAGCATTCAGCTTGTTGGTCGTGTACTTCCAACAGGCGAAACCCCGCACTACAAGCTCATCCATGTCGGCGAACTTGAGAGCCGCGTCTACACGCACAGCCTTGCAGTTCCGCACCATCACCGTAGCGAACTTGGCGACCGTATCAGTATGGCAGAAGAATCCAGTAGCCCCTACTCCACCGGCCGCGCTCGTCGGATCATCACGACCGATTGCTATGCAGCCGTCGAATGTTCCAAGATCGGTATTAGATGTGGAGTAGGCGTTGAATAGATCGTTTTCTTTGTTGCCAATGGACCGGCAGGTCGTCCGCTCGCCGTCCGACTGGAAGAAAGTGTGGCTGACGCCATCCTCGGCCACGACGTTTCGGGATATGGGGCTCGACCCAAGCCCGCGGACGTAGGCGCCATTCAACGAATTGCACCGGCGACAACGAAGCCCGTCCACGAGGATGTTGGCGCCGTTGGTGGAGAACGCAGTGCGCCGCGTTGATATCTCCCAAGTCGCCCCATCGGTCGCAGGGTCTACCGTCGAATACACGCTGACCGTATAGCTACCGGCGCCGCTGAGAGCCGGCGCATAGTAACTCCCAGGTGTTGACTCCACGTCACCTTCAACGGCAGCCCGATCAAGCCGCGTGTACTCGGTTTCTATGTCACTCCCCGATGGCGTGCGAAACATCGTAATGCCGCCATCAGAGCCATCGTGCTCGGGGGTAAACGAGCGCTGCCAGGTATTGCTAGTACCTCCCTTGAGGGTCCAGCCGCTAGATGGTAGGATGTCGCCAGCGTCTAGCGTCGGCAGGCGCCCCGAGCCTACCGAGAAAAACTCGCAATTGTCTGGTATCTCTGTGCCAAACGAAATCGCCTGACCTAGCATCTCCCGCCAATGACTGTCTCGCACCAGGCCGACCTTCTCACCTTCGGCCAGCACCGTTTGCAGCTTTGCGATGGTCTGGAACGCATCCGCCGCCGTGGTGCCGTCGTTGCCGTCATCGCCGTTGACCGAATCGACGTACCAGTCGAGGTCGGTCAGTTCATCGAAGGCGCCGCTGCGATCACGCGGAAACACGCCCCCCAGGATGCCCCGCAATGTCGGCGACAGTACCCCACGCAGCGCGACCATCGGACTAGATCGCCTCGATGTCGATATCGCTATCGGCGTCCATCTGCGAGAAGATCCCGCCGATGAAGTCGCCGGTCACGAAGTCGCTGATCGACAACGTGCATGGCCCGGTGATCCGCAGCGGCTTGCCGTCTGGGCCCGCTAGCGGCTGGACGTTGGTCACGTCGTTGCCGCCGGTGATGAGCACCTCGGCGCCAGAGAAGTTGCCGCGGATTTCCAGGCGCGTCGGATCGGCGGTGAGCTCGACCGCGGTGAGCGTGCCGTTGGTGATCCGCTCGGTGACGATTGCTTGGGCCATATCAGACTCCGTTCTCAGTCCAGGCTGGAATGTCCGCCGTGCCGGTGTTCTGGTAGATGCCCGGGGTGGTGTAGTCGATGGCGAGCGAGCCCGTTCCGGCCGTGCCTTGGCCAGTGCCGTCGACGCCGTTGTCGAGGTTGGCCGCTGCGGTCACGTCGACAGCGCCGTTGCCCGTACCTTCCTTGGCAACGGTCGCCAGGTCGGTCGCAGCCGAGACCAGATCATATGCATCCTTGACCTCGGTCGCTGTCGCTGCCACCGGATCGCCGTCGCCGTCGCTCGGTAGGGTGATGGTGATGGCATTGCCGACCACGTCGACCGCCAGCGGGTCGCTGATGCCCACGCCCTGCACGACCTCGACAGATATGGACTCAGGAGCGGTGCCGCCCACGACTGCTGTAAAGGTCAGGTCACTGTCGGCCGCGCCGCTGTCGATGACCAGCGAAGCCTGCACGCTGTCGTCCGGCGCCCCGGCAACGGTCAGGATCTGGACGCCGTTGGGCAGGGTCTGCGCTCCGACGATGGTCGGCGTGGTGATGGTCGGCGACGCCAGTGAACCGCTGACGCCGTTGAGCGAGCCAGTGGCGTCGGTCAGCGCCGGCGCCGTCAGCGTCTTGTTGGTCAGCGTCTGGGTATTGCCCTCGGTGACGAGCACCTGGTTGCCGCCCAGCACCGGGATAGACAGGTTGCGGTTCGCCGATTCATTCCCGGGCACCAGGGTGATGAGGTGGCTGGCATCGCTGTCCTTCAGCTTTGCCGACGTGGCCTCGACCGTGCCCAGCGTGGCCTGGCCGGTGACCTCCAACGTGCCGGGCAGCTCGATGCCGCCCTCCACCTTGCGAAGGATCACCTGGCCGTTGTCGTCGGTCTCCTCGCCGATGATCGCTGCCGCGTCAGCCAGGCTGTACGTCGCCGCGCCACTGGTCCAGGAGGTCATCCGCACCCGGTACCGGCCGCTGCGCTCGGAGACGTAGGTCTGGGACGCCAGGCCGTCGCGCAGATCCTTGACCTTCTGCCATGCGGCGCCGCCGTTGTCGCTGAACTCCAACTGGAGCAGGGCCACGAAGGTGCCGGTGATGGCCAGGGTGAAGCGGTCGCCCTTCTTAACGTGCAGCTCGGCCGAGAGTTCCTTGAGCGCGGTACCGGCCGAGCTGTAGGTCGTGTGGCCGGTGCTGTCCTCACCGGACAACTGGAAGTCGTTGGCGTTGACCGTGCCGACCGTGAACCACCGGCCGTTCAGTTCGGTCATGCCGACGATGCCAGCGATATAGACCCGATCGCCGGCAACGAAGCCGTGCGCCGTGCTGCTGATCACGCACGGGTCGGCCTTGGTGGCCCCGGTGATGGTGCGGGTGGCGAGTACGCCAGAAACGGTCGTCATCATGCGCTCCTACTGCTGAACCAGTCGCGACAGGGCGGTCTGCCCGTCGCCTACGTCTGCCGAACCCAGATCCCGCGCCGCCTTGGCGCCCTGGGCCGCCATCTCCATCTGCCGCTGTGCCTCGGCCGCCTGGGCACGCGCCTGGCGGATGGCGTCGCGCTCCTCGCGGGATCGCACCAGGTTGGGCGGCACCCCGAGCATGTCGGCGTAGGTGCTGCTATCCTCGTCCCAATTGACGGTATCGAGCACCTCGGGATGGAACTGGGATACCCCAGTGACGTGCCCGACCCATCGGTCTACTGCGCTCACGCCCACCAGCTTCTGCGCCTGGTGCAGGATGCTGATGAACTCGATACGCAGATCCTTGCCTTCCAGATCCGGCGGGATCGGCGGCAGCTCATCGCGGCGGTGCAGCTCCGAAATCGCCAGATCCACCAGCGGCTCGAACTTGTCGTCGTCGAGCTGATGCAGCACCGGGCCCAGCATGCTGAGCTTCTCCTCGTGCCGCTCGGCGATCTCGGTCGCCGTCATGTCTCGCCGGTCGGTGCTGGCGAGCATGAGGAAGAGGTCTTTGAAGAAGACGTGGTCGATCTCTTGCCGCAGGTCGACGATCGTCTCCCGCACGCCCCGGGTGTCGAAGTTCACCTGGTAGGCTGGCGAGAAGCCCGGGCGCCCGTCGCGGAACGGCTCCACGAAGGTGATCTGCCCGGGGATCAGGCTCGCCGGACGGCCGCGCAGCGACGGATGCCCCACCATCGGCGGGTTGTTCATCTTCTCGACGGCCTGCGAGTATTGTTTGCGCTGGTGCTGCAGTTCGCGGATCGGGCCCAGGGCATCCATGCCGGGGCCGCTGCCGTACACATCCTCGCCGGTGACCGACCAGCGCGAGCACAGGTACGGGAACTCATCGAAGCCGCTGACGCTGAGCTTCTGGCTCTTGTCGCCCTGGAGTTCGTAGTAGCAGGACAGGAAGCGCTTGAACTCGGGGCCGAAGCGCTCGGGGCTGTGATCCTTGTTCGGCGTCACCGCGTGCATGACGTCGTGCCAGACCTCGGTCTGACTCTTGCGCCACTGCTCGAGCACGCGCTTGCTGACCGACTCCTCGCCGAACTGCTCGACCAGCTGCCTGGTGGTCATCGCGAACTGGCGATAGGCCACCACTGCGCGCCCGAAGTGATCGGTGGCGAAGTAGTACTGGCCGATCGGGATCGAGGTGAACGACAGGCCGCGCACCGGGTCGCGCTCGGCGCCGATGCACGAGGTGCCGAATACGCCCTCGTCCAGGTAGGACTGCGGCAGCGCCCGGTAGATGTTGGTCCGCGCGAAGAAGCGCAGGATCCGCCGCGTCACATCGTGCAGCCACTGCTTGTGCGGACCGAACTCGGCCAGATCGGGATCGGCGGTGGTCAGGTCGATCCAGGGCCGCGCCGGATTGGTGATGCCCGACATCATGCCGGCTGAGAGCGCCCGCGCTGCCGTGGTCGCCGTCGAGTCCAGGATGTCGTGGTGCTTCTTCTTGCCCTTGTTGCGATCCTGGGCCAGGAAGCGCCCGCGCCGCGGCAGGATGTAGCGCTCCAGGTCGCGCCAGTGCGCTTCCCAGCTCTGGCGCTCGTCCTTGAGCAGGCCGTAGATCTTGTCCAGGCGGTCCCGGAGGCCCTCGTCTGGCATGCTAGCGGCCCAATAACGTTTTCTTGGTGCCAGGCGTCTCACCGGGCAGGCCGAGCGGACTGGTCAGGATGGTGTCGCTGCGCCCCGTGGCGGCTGCGGCGGTCTGGCGCTGATCGGTGCGGGCCTGCGTCGAGCGCTCGGACTGCTCACCTTGGGACATCAGCCGCGGCGGCTGTGGCGTCTGCTGTGATGCCTTCTTGAGCGCCCGCTCCTGGCGCCGCTGCTGGAGAATGGAGCCACCCAGCACCAGGCCGCCGATGATGGCCGTGGCGCCCATCAGCGATCCAGCCGCCGGGCATAGATGTAATCGACCAGCTCGTAGTCCATGCGCCGCAGCAGCGGACCCAGGTCGTTGGCGGCCTTGCAGTGCTGGTAGACCACCTGCACGCCCTCGGCCCGCAGTTCATCGTCGGCGAAGCGCAGGAGCCCGAGGCCGATCCGGCTGCGGCGGTACTCGGGCGCCAGGAACAGCACGTCCTGCTTGGCCTGCTTGCTGGTCCGGTAATGGGGGTTGTGCTGCACGATGTAGATCGAGTAGCCGACCAACTCCTCGCCCACCCGGCAGGTGAAGCAGCGCAGCACGCCGCCCTCTTCCAGCCGATTGTAGAAATCAGCGTCGGGTGCGAGCGGGATGTCCTGGTAATGGGCGATCTCGCGCCAGTGCATCTCGAGCAACGGCTCGATCTCGCCCCACAGAGCGTGTGCCGTCTCGCATTGGAACCGAACCGAGCCGTCGTCCATGCAGAGCCCCGGCGCGATTATGCGCATGCGGGCGTGAAGATGCAACGATGGCCGTGCAGTGCTGCGGTTTTGTCAGCGGTCTACTCGTCGCCGTAGCGGTCGTAGTCCGTCTGCGCCTGGCCCACCCAGGAGTTGGCCCCCTCGGAGTCGCGCGGCATCACCGGGTAGGCGTATGTCATCGCTAAACTGTCTGCGTCGTCAGGTGAGGCCAGCCCGCGCTTCTTCATGTCCTCCTTCGACTCCAGCAGCAGCCGGTCCTGGCGATCGTGCTTGTACTGCGGGCCGGTGAGTTGGGTTTCCAGGTCCGGATCGTCAGGGATCGCCACGCCGCCCTTGAGCGCCTCGCGCATCTTGGCCCACATGTAGGCCCGCATATTGGCGTACTTCGGGTCCGGCGACGTGCCGCCGAATTGGATCTCGATCACGCTGTAGCCGAGTTGGTGGATGCGGTCGCCGACCGGGCCGCCGACGCCGGTGCCGTCGAAGAAGAAGGCATCTGGCTGGTGCTGCTGGACCAGCGACACCGCCACCGCCGCCAGCCGCATGCTGTCCCGTGCCTCGCTGCCCGGGATCCGTACCGCTCGCAGGGTCCGGGCGTCCAGGCCACGGCGGAACCAGAACACGCAGTGATCGTCGCCACCGCGGGCCACGTCCATGCTCATGATCAGGGGATCGCCCAGGTTCGATCTAGCCTCGCGCCTCATCGCCTGCGCCACCCAGTCAACGGGAATGAACTGCATTTCAGATGCCCTCGGGAACATGCCGCGCACACGGACGCGGACGATATCGGAGTCTTCGCCATAATCGTCGATCAGCTTCTGCGCCTGGGCCAGGTTGATGCCCGGCACCGTGCGGGCGTCGATCTGCCAGCGCTTCCAGCGGTGCTTGAAGCGGCCGAAGCATTCACGGAAGCGGCCATCGTTGCGTGTCGGGTTGCCGAAGGCGCACCAGATGATCTCGGTGCCGGCATCGGTGAGCGCACCCTCGGCCACCTCCCAGACCTTGGCCGCGATCGCCGAGGCCTCGTCGAAGATCAGCACCAGGCGCTTGCCCTCGTTGTGCAGACCGGCGAAGGCCTCGGTATTGTGCTCGCTCCAGGGGATGGCATCGAAGCGCCAGACCTTCTCGTGGTCGGGATCGGTGCTGGCGATCGACGTCGCCGCGACGGTGAACCAATGCCGGTTGATCGCCAGGCGGGCCCACTTGGTCACCTCGGGCCAGGTCTTCGTCCGCAGCTGCGTCTCGGTGTTGGCCGTCACCACGCCGCGCGTGTCCTCATGCGTCGACATCGACCAGAGGATGAGCCAGGCCACCAGAGCGCTCTTGCCCACGCCGTGACCGCTGGCCACGGCGATCTGCACCGCCTCGCGGAAGGCGTCCTCGAGCGCCGCGCCGGCGGCCAGGCGCTTGCCGATCTCGATCAGCACCTCGCGCTGCCAGGGCCGCGGGCCTGTCTTCCCGGCCAGCTCAGTGCCCGGCTCGCCCCACGGGAAGGCGTAGAGCACGAAGCCGAGCGGGTCGTGCGTGAAGGCGGCGATGTCCTCCTCGACCTGGCGGGCCAGCTCGGCGGAGAGCACCACGTCAGATCGTCTCGGCCTGTTGCCGCCGGTACTGGGTCAGGGCGCGGAGCGCTGCGCCCGCCGCGTGCATGTGGTCAGAGCCGATGCCTGTGGCACGCCACCGATAACCGAACTCGAGCGTCACGATCCAGGTAACGCCGTAGAAGCGATCGTGGGCGTCGATCTCCAGCAGGCGGAAGTCGGGCCACTCCATCGCCAGGTAGTCGACCAGGGCGCTAGCTGCTCGCTGGAGATCCATCGTCAGGCTCCTGCTCAGGCCGTGGGGCCAGGTAGCGGCGGACCTCATCTATCAGGTTGTCGTAGCACCGCAGGGCCTCGGTGTGTGGGTCATCGAGCGCGTCGACCAGCCGCTGCAGCATGTCCACCTGTCGATTCAGCGCCTCCTGTCCGTAGGCCAAGACCTCTCTCAGCCCCTGGACCTCCATCGCCACCCGCTCCTGGTAGTCCTCCATGGCCTTGCGCGACGCCTGCTTGAGCTTGGTGAACTGAGCGCCGGCCACCTGCACCTGGGCGTACAGCAGCTGGGCCTCGAGCCCGCCCAGGCTCTGGCCCATGGCGGCCTTCTGCATGATCTTCTGCACCGCGGTCTGCTGCCGGTGCTTGCCGGGGGTGATGATCTTGCCGTTGCTCATGTGTCGCCCTTCTCCTGCGCCCTACGGCGCCGCTCCGCCAGTCGCTCAGCGAGCCCGGCCTGGTCCTCGATCACCACGCGATCGGTCCACATGCCCAGGTGGCGTCCGAGTAGATCCAACGCCTTGATCTTCGGTGAGAGCTTCAGCTTCCGCATGTGCGTGCTGACCTCTTCCTCCTCGTCGATCCGCCGGCTCTTGAGTTCGATGCAATCCAGCCCCTCCAGCGCCATCCGCAGGTGCTTGGGCATCTGCGCGATCGGCAGCAGGTTGCCGGCCTCGTCGTAGGCCTCGGCCAGGTCGCTGTCGGCGATCTCCAGCAGCCGGCGCAGCACGTAGTCCTGGCTCACATGCACCCGCTCGGCGCGCTTCTGCTGCTCTTTCGACAGGGCCTCGGCTATTTCCGGTTTCTTCAGGAGGTCGTGACCCTGGCTTCCGGCCGTCTTCGGGCTGTAACCAGCACGCTCTGCTGCCTTTGTGGCATTGAGATCGACCAGGTACTCCTCGACGAATCGCTGCTGTTTGGGCGTCAGGTCAGCCATCTGCTGCCCTAACGGGGACGCACCAGCAGCCAGAGCCCTGATAGACCGCATCGGGGCGCCCCTGTAGGTCAGCAAGCGCCTTCTCTGGAGTGAGTCCCCACATGCCAGCCCAGGCCGCAACGGTCACCCACCAGGTCACCGGCATGGCTGGAGGATGCCGCTGGACCTCCTTCGCCATGAGGTCTATCAGCTCAGCCATGCGTCGCCGGCTCCGCCTGCGGCACCTCACGCCCGTAGATCAGATCCTCCGCTGTGATGTCGAGCCCGCGCTCGCGCGCGATCTCCAGCACTGCCGCCTGCCGTGACGTCGGCACCCGAGCGCCCCAGCGGCTCACCAGGCTGCTGTTCATATCCAGCGCCTTGGCGACCGCACACACGCCACCGAACTGCTTGAGCGTCCATGATGCCGGCGTGTAGCGCTTCGTGCCTGCGTGGTCCATGGCTGATGATGACGTAAACGCATGAGTAAAGCAATAACCAATGCGGTTTAGACATGATTAGGCAGGGCTTGATCGTCCAACCGCAAGAGGTTGTTTTCCCCTTGCGTTCGACCTCTAGCGGTTAGATTGATGCCAGAAGGAGACAAGAGATGCCCAGATCAGACTACTACGAGCGCCAGGCCGCCCGGGCCGATCGACTGCAGGAGCGGGCCGACAAAAAGCGCCGAGAGGGCCAGGCCATGATGGCGGCGTGATGCGCCTCCTGACCACCTACGACCACGACGGCCGACCAGCCCAGGCGCTCATGACCTGCGGCCTTATCGCCCTGGTGCAGTACGGTGACGGATCCCGGGCCGTCGTGCCCACCGACTCGCTCCACTTCGGCGCCCTGCACAGTCTCTACCTGCGCCGTAACCGCCTGCGCGACGACCCCGGCCTCGCCGCCTGGGCCAAGTCCATGTTGGCTGGCAATCGCTAGCGGTTAGACTGTCGCGATGGCCAGCATCCTCGAATCCATCAGAGCCGCCGCCGCGGCCAAGGGCTGGACAGCCGCCGACCTGCAGCGGGAGACCGGGCTCGGTTACAGCACCGCCTGGCGCATGCTTCATGGTGGCGAGTGGCGCGGCGAGCCGAGTCTCAGTGCCGCGCTTAAGGCCCTGGGCC